TTTTTGATAATTCTTTCCTGATTAATTCTTTCATGTATTCCATACATGATTCTCTATTCGGATTTATATTTACCATTATCTTTTGACCTCATTTATTGTTTCTAAATAAAATTTATTCATAAAATTATCTATATCTTTTTTACTTACTATTTCAAAATCTAATATCTGTTGTATTTGTAATAATCTAAATAAAGATAAATCTGTTGATTCAAGGTATAGATATACATTTTGTCTATGAATATTCATTAATTTTCCCATTTTTACTACTGTTATATTTTTATTTTCAAATTTATTTTTTAATAAAATTTGATCGTTAGAATTTAATTGAACATGAAAACCTACTGAAGTTTTGTTGTTGTTTATTTTGTGATAAATTTCCATTACTTAACCTTATTTATTGCTTCCTGTAAATCAAATAATGATTCATTATTTTTTATTAATTCATTAGCAGTTTCAGTATCTATATAATCACTAGCTCTATCAAGTATATAATCACATTCTCTTTCTATAAATTTTTCTAATTTATTAAATTGTTTATTTGATAATTTAATTATTTTCATTCTTCTCCCTCCTCCCATTTAAGTGCATTATCAGAAAATTCTTTTAATTGCTCAATTACTTCTTCCATTGAATAACCACGCTCTATAGTATTTTCACCAAAAGCTAAATTACTGCATTCTCTGATAAACCATTCTCTATCTTCTTCATAACTCCATGAAGTATCTACTGGCATATCTTTGATTTGTTGTATATATTTCATCTATTTATTCTCCAAACAAGTTTTACACATTGATACAGGTATTCTCATGTAATGAACTACCGTGTACATACCTTCAACTGTTTGTGATTCTCCATTAACTTTTTCTCCAAGTGCTATGCTCTTTTGGCCGTATAAATCTCCTTTATTTATTAAAGATTTACATGAATAACACTTTCTTTGTTTTCTAGTTTTTTTAAGTTTCATAATTGATAAAAGACATAAGTTACATAATCTGAATATTCATTATTAGGATAAAAGGGACTCTCATAATGAACATCCTCTAATACATCACAACAATGTTCCCTTTTAACACCAATAATTTTTAATGTATTTTCTATAATTTCTTTTTCACCTTTAAATAATGAATCTTCTACACCATTAGCTATGTATGATGCCCAAAATTGATTCAATCGAACTTTAATTAACTCATTATTTTTCATTTTTTATTCTCCATATGTTCTTTATAAGATTTTTCAAGAATTTCATTTAATTCTTTACCAGTTAAGACTACAAATCCATTAATTAAATCTTTATCAATAAACTTATATTTTTGTTTTGGATTTAATTTCATAATTTTTCTATCCTGACTAGCGTATGTTCATTTTCTTCTATCTCTTTATATTCCTTGTCACTAATAGAAAATTGACTATGCTCTACAACATATTCAATTCTTCTTTGAATCTCATCATTCATCCATTCAATAGCTTCATATTCTTCATCAAATAACTTAACCACTGGTTTAGTATCTAATGAATCTATAGCGTAGGTTACTTTATATTTCATAATTAATAATCCTCTTTATAAGTGCCTACAACTTCTTTAATCATTGAATCAAATAAACTTTCATTTATTGATTCATTACTCTCATTCTTGAAACTTTGATAGTGATCTCTTGTAAAGATTAAAGAATTTAATAAATGATTTAATTCTGAATCATCCAATTTAAAGACTCTTAATCTTTTAATGGATTCATTTGTTAGTTTTGATTTTTGGCCTTTAATAGGCTTTGATTCATTCATTGTTAAGATTTGAAGTATAAACTATAAGAATTATATCATATAATTAGTAAACTAAAAGGTTATTTGTTGATAAAACATAAAAAAAGAGTCTTATTTTTAAGACTCTTTAAAACTTGGTGCAATTATTCCATATCCGCCCCAATCACTATGAAAAGGATAAATCTTATTATCTTTCATGTAAGAATCTTCTATTTTTAAGGCATATCCTCTGCAATCACCATTAAAAAATACAGGGATATTTTGATTTTTAAAATTTAAAAGTTTATCTACTTTATCTAAAATATTATTTATTATTTCTTTTTGTTCTTCTTCTTTACATTCAAAGCCATTACAAAAATCTTCTGCTATTGAATGAGCTTTATTTTCTATTCTGAATAAAGACTTACATAGTTTTATTTCATCAACTGATGAATCTAGGTTAAAAACTTTTTTTAAATTTTGACCATGTTCAAAAATATTTTTGTACATAGTTTCCTTTTTTTCTTTTACTGTCATAACAATTTTTTTTAAGTAAGATTTTTAATAAATTAATCTAAATAAATTATTTAAATTAATTTTTACTTAGAAGTATTTTTTTTACTTCTAAATAAGAATTAATCAATTTTTAAAACGGTTCGTCCGTTTCTGTTAAATCACAATTTAAAAAATTTAATTCCTCTATTGCTTTCTTTGATTCGTACTTTTTTAAAATCTCTTGCTTTAATGTTATAAATGTCTGTAAATGTTGTAAACTTTCAATGTTTTCTAAGACTTCAGCAACTTCAGCATCTAATAAAAATAATTTAATCTCAGTCATATTACAAACCTCGAATTAATAAAACTTTCTTTGCTTGCACCTGTTGAAATTTGTTCCCTTTTGTTAAAAGGTATTCACACGCTAAATTATCATTATTGTTAATACACTGATTAAGCGTACTACGGTTAAGACCTGATCCGATAGAACTACTTAACGCAATTGTTGAAATAGTTCCAATTGATAAAAATAAAAATAGGTTTTTCATTTTTGTAAGATTTGAAATAATTTTCCTTTTTGAGAGCTTTAGCTATCCTGAAAAAATAAATTACTTGAAATAAATAATATCTACTAATGATTTGAAAATAGGTTAGCTAGTAGAATGTAGTTAAGTAATAAATAAATTAGAGATAGCTATGCTTAATTATTATATTACCACGAATAAACAATATTTGTATATCATTATTAAGAATTGTAAATATAATATTAATATCTTAGTAAACTTATTTTATTTAAGCTAATATGGTATTAGTTAAAATCTTACTAATTATGTTTATTGAAGAAGAAAAAGACTTATTATTTTTAAGTCTTAACAACATCATCAAAGACTATGAAAAATGGAACTGTTTGGGAACTAATGACAAATACCATTTTTTAACTACTTATAAAAAATTATCAAACAATGATAATTCTCAATTTAATATTAGTAATAAATTACTTGATATTTTAAAAGACTATGATGAAGAATTTCTTTATGATGAAGTATTTCTATCTAAAAAGATATTAGCTCTAGTATAACTACTATTTGTATGTCATATTAATATACATATAAGTGTATAATATTTACGTGACATATAAATAATATATGTTTACTATATTAATAGTTAAATCTTACAAATGAAAACTACTGCAACAACTACCAAGTTTGAGGTTTATTTTAATGGTGGGATATCTAACCAACCACAATATACAGTCGGTTATTATTCAACTATTAAAAGAGCTAGAAACAAAGCAACAAAGAAAAGTTTAGAGTATGGAAGTTACGCTTACTCTGTCAGAAGTGTAGACGCTACTACATTAAGACCTATTCGTCAGGAAGTAGCATAATGTTTATTAATAAAGATTTTAGTGACGACTGCAGAAGTATGAGTATTGAAACTCTAGATACTCAAGTTGATGATGTTTTTGAAATAGATGATTATCAAGTTAGAAAGCTAAGGTTACAAGGCTATCTGAGACACTTGCAAGCTAGTGATATCTTCTATTATCCAAATCATGACAAAGTCTCCTATACGTACGTATGTAACTTGTAGAGAGCTAATCTAAAATTTTATTAAATCTAATTTTTGTAGCTATGGGGGTGTAGTTGCAAAATTTTTGGCTCGACATATACACACGGGAAACTTAAATATATATTGATTAATTTTTTGGTTCTACACGAATAGATAATTCTGGAGCTTGGATATTTACTGTTTCTACGGATTCACCTATTACTTTGCCTAAGGAGTCGAGAATTTGGGCTGCAGTTTGAAGTTGACCTTTTTTGACTGCTTTGTTGAATAGACGGATTCTCATTGCTTGAAGGCGAGGTAGTAGAGTTTCTCTATCTTTTTCCCAATCTTCTTTATTCCATTGTTTAACTTTTTTCCAGTCTTGCCAAGCAGTTACTTCAGAGATGCCTTCAATTTTGGAATGTTCAAGGACTAGTGCACGAGTTGTTTTACCTTCAAGCTGACGGGAGTATAAGCGTTGGGAACGTAATTGTACGTTATGGCATGAGGTACGGGCACGAAAATTGATATTTCTTTTAGGTTTAGATTCTTCTAATGGTTGATCGGCAGGAAATGTAGATGAAACCACGGGATTTTTGATGTATTTAAGTGAATGATAACTTAAAAGTATGTAAATAGGCTATAAATAGGGGGTATGAGTTGTATTTTTTGTTAAATTAATGGTTGTTAGCGGTAAAAAAAAGAATGAGATAAGTTTAAGGTACGCTCAAGGGGAGGTTTTTAATAGTAATAAAAGATTTAGGGTGCTTGTAGCGGGAAGAAGGTTTGGAAAGTCATACCTTTCTTGTATAGAACTACTTAGAGGGGCAATTAATAGACCGAATGAGGTTTATTTCTATTGTGCTCCTACATATCGAATGGCGAAGGATATTGCATGGAAAGAATTGAAGAGGTTAACACCGAGAACTTGGGTTAAGAGTAAAAATGAGACAGATTTGAGATTAGATTTGATTAATGGGTCAAGTATCGAGTTGAAAGGAACAGAAAATGCAATGGCATTGAGAGGTAGAAGCTTGGCTGGTGTTGTATTGGATGAGGCAGCATTTATGGATAGAGATGTATGGGCTGAAGTTATAAGACCTGCGTTGGCTGATAAACAGGGTTGGGCACTTTTTATTAGTACGCCAGATGGAACTGCCAGTTGGTTTTATGATATGTGGTGCTTTTGTGGAGAACAGGAGTGGGATGATTGGCAAAGATGGAGTTTTACAACTATAGAGGGGGGTAATGTAGCGAAAGAGGAGGTTGAGGCAGCTAGGGGGCAGTTGGATGCGAGGACATTTAGGCAGGAATTTGAAGCTAGTTTTGAAAATCTTACTGGATTGGTGGCTGTCAGCTTTGCTGATGACAATATTGATAAGGAAGTGGCAGATTTACACATGCTT